TGTAACAGTTACAGCAGATGCTACATCAGCAACCACAGTGTCATCAGCGTCGTCACCAGCAACACCAGCAGTAGCATGGACGAATGCTAAGCACTCTGCCTTATGCTTGGTGTCACCATTAGCAGTGGTGTATGTGCGATACTGCCACCAACCAGGACCTGTGATACCGCGAGACTTATTCTCAGCGAGTGACATTTCCGTGGTGTCAACAAATACGAGATCATATGAGTTGCTGTCGCCACCCTTGATCACATACTCAGCAACCGCTTTAGGTGCAGTCCTACGGACAGCGCCAGCGAGAGCAGCAGCAGTGCTACCTGCATATACTTTGTGCAATTCGATTGCAGTAGTGCTAGTAACTTCTTTAACGATGTAAGCAACGTTAGAGAGCTCTAAGATGTCGCCTACGACGACGGTATCCGCAGCGTTTTTCGTAACAGTGGCGTCACCATTGGTGACCGCTACATTGTTTGCGAAGGTTGCGGCATCAATTTTTCCAAATACAGCCATTGTTTCTCCGTGTATGAAGATTATATTCCTATAAGTTATTTATAGCTATTCTTCTTTCTGGAAAAGAAGTGACTCTACTACATCAACTGCCTTGTCGTCTAACTTGTTATCAGTTGTAGCGACTAGGGAGCGCAGCACGTCCACAAGAAAGTGGCGCACTTCGTCTTTACCAAGTAGTGCAGTGATTGTTTTCTTTGCTAAAGGTAGGAGCAGTGCTAACATAGATCAATACGGGTTACTGATCTATATATGTGATTACTTCCCGCCTGCCTTCTTTCTATCGAAATCGGCTGTAGCTTGTAGCATCTTTTCCTTCATGCGATCCTTAGCAGCTTTCTTTGCAGCGTCGTCTGCTACGTTGTCTACCTTGGGGGCAGGGGTGTCGCACTCTTCTTTCTTGACATCCTGACCAGGCTCATACCACTTGCCATCGCCGTCAGAATCCTGCCAACGCTTACCTGCCTTGGCGGCTTTGATGTGTTTGTCTTTTTTCTTGGCAGCTTCCTTGAGTGCTTCTACGCTACTCAGGATTCTACTTCTCAGATGTTCAGACATAAGGTCCTCTTTCTTTGGATTGATGGTGACGTTACCTTTCTTGGTAGTCTTTAGAGATGATTCTTTGTGACCGATTGGTTTCATTCAATCTCACCCATCTTTTGTAATTCAGCCTCAGTAAATAATCCTGAGTCCGATAGTTTATTTATAAAGTCCTCATTCTTTGCTTTGAGGTTTGCTTTACGCATTACTAATTCGGCACGACCACCTTTGTCCATCCTACCTTGTGCCTTTGGTTTCTTAGAACCACCAGCAGGTTGTGGACCAGCGCCACCGTCGTCAACTCTTCTGCCGTGAGAGTATTTTGCACCACTCCCTTTAGAATCGCCAGAGACCATCTTGCCACCTTGTGAGCGACCGTCTTGATACTCTTTCTCGGACTGTCCGTGCTTACCTTTGTAGAGTTCGTCTAACTCTTCTTCTTTGACACAGTTGGGGACATCTTTGCCACCCTTCTTCTTAGTGCCACTTGCTTTGTATCCGTCCCAGCACTTGCTAGCACCCACATTCTTGCGTGCTTGCTTGAGACCTTCAAGCATTTCTTGATGGAGGTCATCGATATCAATGCCGACCACTTCTTCTTTGGCGGTCACGCCGAGGTCAGCAGCATCTCTCGCTGACTTCTCTCCTTTCTTACCGACAACAATGTAACGACCGTCTGCCTTCTTACCAGTGATGAGCATAGAGTCACCACTACCAGATCTGACAACACGACCTACATTTCGATCATCTTTATACTCTGCCTTCTTCTTTGAGACGGAGTTACGATCAATTTTGAATCCTGCATAGCCTTCTACTGTAGGCTCGTAAGCATCGAATGCTTCCATCACTTTCATGACACCTGTGTGGAGTCTCTGTGATTTTGGAAGAGTATCTTCTTCGATTGCTTTGAGGATGTATGTCTGCTCAGTGGGATTGTAATCCATGAGTGCGGCAGACACCAGCATTTCTAACGTCATGTTTCTAAACCGAAATGAATTTCGCTAATACTATTTAGTTTCAGCAGATTTTCTGAAATCTGTGAATTTAACTGTCTTTTGACCAGGGGTCATGTTCTGAAGTGCTTCACGGTAGCGATCAGTCCCTGCTTTCCAGGTGTTACCACTGCCATCATCGGCACTATAGTTGCTTTGATCCTTAGTAGTATCAGCAGCAACCTCTTGCTTGTGACTAAGATCTGATGGTCCTAGTTGTGCAACTTCACTGATGTGCTGCAACCAGCAACGGTGCTCGCCACCCCAACTATCACGAATGATAACGTAGTTAGTGCCACGATGTGCAACCCTACCACGGATACCACTGTCGTCATGCTCTACGATTGCACCCACCTTAAAGATTTGGTTGAGCATATAGTAGTCACGGAAGGCATCGAAGTCAAGTTTAGGAGCGTATGACCACACAGATTCGTGGACAGACTCACCCTTCTTACCCTTCTTCGCTTTAGGTGGAGGTGTCATCCCAGTGAGGACATCACCCATCAGTTTCTTAGAGTCCTTGTATCCACCAGTCCCAGCGTGGAATGATTCATGGTCACCCCCTTGGGCGTGTTTACGCATTGCTGATGCAGACAGATTCTCGATAGGATCATCAGAGTCAGTAGCACGAGCCCCTGCAGACTTAATGTTAATAGACTTGAAGTCATAGTGCTTACCATTATATTTGTTAGCAAGAGTTTCAAACTCTTTCACACGGTCGTCTCCGACAACCATAGTTACATGCTCATGCCCTTCATCATGAAGGTCACGAAGGATATCAAAAATATTTCTGTGCGCTTCATTGTTCTGGATAGCATCCTTGTGCCCCTTAAACATCTTACGCATGTGATCCACCTTCTGATGTGCAGTCAGTGGATTCTTCTTATGATCTTGTGATCTAGATGGGTAGATACGATAGTTACCTGAGTCACCACCATGGTCCTTGACTGCATCAAGGAGTTTACCATGACCAGCATGAGGTGGATTGAATCTACCAAAGGTGATAGCAACATGCTTATCATCTATCTTTGCTTGAGCAGCAGGAGACTTACCCTTACTAGATGTGGAAGGTTTCTTAGCAGCAGGTTTTGCTGCAGCCGCTGCTTCTCTTATGAATGTAATAAATCGCATTGGTTTACTAAAAAACTCAGCCATATACTTTATTTATCAACCCCAGTTCTTCTCGACGGTGAAATTCGCTCTGGAAAACTCCAAGCGGTCCACCAATTTGAGTGCATTGCCCGACTTGATAGCAACGAATCCTTCTGGTGCAGTAACTTTGTAACCTTTATCAGTCTTGATATAGGTGCCAATGCCTTGGACTTTCTCTAGTTGTCTGATGACCAGAGTCTTAGCAGCAGTGAGATTCATGTAGGAAGCGACAGTCATGTAGATAGCAGTGCTATTCATTTTGATAAACTTCAGACCATTCTCTTTCATTGTAAGATACTTCTTCTTAGTTGTCTCCTGCTTCTTGAGGGAGATCTCCTTATCAAGTGCAGCAGTATAGAAGTCTTCAAATCCCTTGGATACTTGTGCAGCACTGGGGAATGTCTTACCTTGTCGAATATATGTGTTGAAATAAATCTTAAACATAGGAGCAAGCATAAACTTACCTTCACCACTCGTCTGCAGAATATCTAAGAACTTAGATGCCTGCTTGAGAGATCCTTCTGCCTTCTTGACAGCAGCATTGTAACGAATACGCTCAGCATTAGTGAAGTAAGACTTACCTTTATCGTCTGAGAAGTTGGAAGAGAATACAGCGACACTCTTCACACCCTGCATACCATTAACATTAACACCAAAGGATGCCTTCATGTCACGGAGGGTAGGACCACCACTATATGAGGTGTGGAATACAATGCCCACCTTCGCTGCTTGCAATTTCTTTGCCATATCTGTATCGGCAGGTACTGCATAGGTGATGGTGTTGGGTTGGAAGACCAAGGACTTCTCACCATTAATATTTTTAACAATCGTATCGTTAGTGAAGAGGAGATCACCCTGTAGCACACCTTTGATACCTAACTTAGGTAACTCGTTAAGACAATCTTTAAGTTTCTCTGCTAAGGCACCGCTATACCATGTGTCAACATCCTCATGAGTCACACAGATCTTAGGCATCTTAGCAAAGACACCCTTGGTGCCCACGAAGAAGTTACCAGTGCCAGGATGAATGCCACAGATGACAGCGGGAGCACCGTCCCACTTAGTAGTGACCCTCATGTTGGACTGAGGTTTGCCAAGCATGTCGCCTAGCGAGCGCAAGAATGCGATAGCGTTGTGACCTCCCTTGGATCCTCCATTGAGGATGTCGTCCTCTAGGTGCTCTAAGTGTGTGTTTGCCATACCTGTATTATACCTCGTATCGGATCACAATGGCGTTCTGACGGACACCTGTAACTTTGTCCGTGCCCCTGCCCTTGAGGGATACCCTGACTCCTGCCACCTTCATCACGTCACGGACTGCCTTCTCATCTATGGGTTTGATCCCGTCCTCTGTCAGGATATGAGATGCTGCCCTGTCATCACCGTTAAACAGGAGGGCACCAGTCATACACTCGTGCGTCAAGTTATATTTGAATCTATCATATGCTTCTGCACCATTAGGTTTCTGCTTTGATCCTAAGATCTCTTGCAGTTGCTCATTCAACCCACCCGACTTCTTGATATCAGAGAGGATTGCTTTGGCCTGTGGTTGTGCGATGGTGCCTTTTGCATTCTCACACTTGTTACCGATCTGCTCCAGGACTAATTGTAGATAACCTAGGGTCTCAGCATCAGTGCTACCACCCATTTCCTTTGCAGTCTTTTTCAAAACATTTTGTAAAACAAGAAGACTCTTATCAACCCCCGCTGATGAGAGTTGAAAAGAGTCTCCCCATTTCATTGAGCACTTATATACTGTGCTACCAGACTTAAACTTAATATCAGTCTTAGGTTCTTCTCCACCACCAGACATCTTCTCGAATGAAGAATAGTATTCTTGTCTTGCACCGAGACCAGATGGAGCATAGTTTTGCACAACTCGATCTGCTGCTTGCTTGATGTCATTAGGAATGGCTTCATAGCGTCCAGCAGCATCATCAAAATCTTTTTTATTTTGTGATGACTTACTGGTGACTCTGCTCATAGCAGAATACATTACAGCGTGCTCAAATTGTAAACCCTTGTTTGCCATCTGACCTAGGACTCGATCTAACTATTTAGATGATGAGGTTTGTGCTCCCTGTCCATAGGTTGAGACTTGGTGTCGTCGTTGCGTGATAGGTTCTTGATAACAATGAATGCATCCTTATTATACTTGCGGTCACCCTTTTGGGCTGCCCACTTTTTATTGTATCCTTCAGGTTGCTCGATACCAGATACCTGTGTGCCACCAATCTCGATGTGAATGTTATCATGCCTTACATCCCAACCAAGGGATGCAATCTGATTCCAAAGATCATCTTGACTAAACTGCATTAGATATCTCCTGGAGCACGATTCTCACTGTAGTTGACATCAAACATACCCTCAGGGTAACGTGCTGCCAGTTTCAGTGTGTTGATGTAGATGATTTCATCGAGTCGCATGTCCAGTGCAATAGCAGCATTGGCAACATACCACATGATATCACCCAACTCTTTCTGCAGGTGCTCTTTGTTAGCAGTGTCCCAAGGTTTGCCTTGGAATTTGATCTTCTTAACGATCTCTGCAAACTCTCCACCCTCTGCA